TTTCTTCAAGCACCGCCTGGAGTCGGAAGATGTCCGACTTGAACCCTTCGTTGTGGCACTCCTTGGCCGCTGAGAGTAAGGCTCGGTTGGAATGCTCAAAGAATATATCGGCGTCCCACTTCGCGGCGTCGAGCACTTCATAGTTTTGAAGGATGATCGAGATCGCGGCCTTTTCTGCGCTCGGTGCTGTCGGGACTGCCGACCTTGTGCTTGCTGTTTCTTCTCGTTTTAAAATTGCCATTTTGTTCCCTTCTTTTTGTTTCTGGATGGCTCGCCTCTCGCCTTAAGCGAGAGAGGCGAAGCCTATCTATCTTCGTTAGAAGATAGATATTCTATCTATCTAGTCCACCTATGGTTCGTGTTGGGTTTCATTTGGGTTATCGTTGGGTTATGTTTGGGTTATTTACAGACGCATTCCAGCTGGCTTTTTTATAGGCTTTGGAGTGTCACTTTTCGGCCTTCCGCCTTTCTTCCCATTCTTGTAATTGCTGAATAAACGCTTGTTTTGATCTTGCCATTGATGCAGGACGAGCGCGTCACCTTCGCGCCTTGCGTAGCCGCTTTCTACCAACGCATTTTCGAGCTGCATCGGATCGCCTTCCCAGTCTGCTATCGCCGCGATGATATCCGCCGTCTTTTCTATCCGTTCGCATTTTCTAAACTGGCATTGCGACCACAACTTGAGAAGGCTGAACACACCTGCGTGGCCTGCTAGGCGTAGCAGGATTTTTGTCTTGTAATGGTCAGGGAAGTCAGGTGAGAGGATCATGCGAATAGCAGCAGTTTTTGATGCTGTTTTTAATGTGAAAAGCCTTAAGCGTCACCTTTCCGCACCTACCGCAAGTATGCTCCTTGCTGTGGCAATCTCGACACAGCATCAGTATGTTTTCCGGTGGGTCGAACTGCCCCCACTTGCAATATCGGATGTGATGAGGTTCCGTTTTCGTTTCCGTGCTGCACTTCTCACACTTGACGCCTGCCCTGTCCTTAGCAATTTGAACGGTCTTGAGAAAAATAGGATGGCATAGGTATTGGCTATAATTTGAATAACTCATGATCTCCTCCTCGGTTCCATCTGTGGCATCTGCATTCCCGGCTCGGTGACTAGATTTGGCTTAAGGTAGTAAGGTATTCCCTGCTCCCTGCATTGTTGGACAACATCAGCGACCCATTCAAACTTAGGCGCGAATGCTGGAACGTAGCCCTCCGGCTGCGTTGTCGATGTCTGCGAGCCAATCACCATCAAGTCGCACCAAGACAGGTCACCAAAGGTGATCGGCTCAAGCATTGGCTCCAAGCTCACCCATCGAGTGATACCAGCATGGACATCAAAGGATGTCATGTCCCTTGTGACTCGCTCAACATCGCCTTGCTTGATGATGGATGCGCCGAACCATGCCTTAGGCAATGTTGCCAGCATCGAATATCTTTTCGGCCACTTTGTCAGAAAAAGGTACTCCCAGCAAGGTGTCTCCGCGCAGGCATTAAACACGTCCGTGATCCATTTATCCGGAACCCATTTGCCGAATAGGTCTGCCATCGAGCAAACGAATACACGGCCTTCTGTAGGATCGTCCGATTGTTTGCAAGGAGTATTCTTTGGAGCTTCCAGCCTGTATTCGTGGAATGCCGGAGCGAATTTAAACGGATAGATATCAGCCATGCGTTGGGAGTTCGCAATCTCTCTTGCGTAGCAGAATTTACATCCATGCTCACATCCTGTGACCGGATTCCATGTCCACTTTGCCCAAGACACGCTTCCGTTAGTCCGGTTAAATGAAGGATGATGCGGCTTCTTGATCTCGGTGACACGGCCATCGACGGTCACGATCTGCGCCATCTCGACAACCTCCGGTGCTGGCTTGTTTGCCTTTGCCTCTGCCTTGGTGGCTTCCAAGATTGGCTTGATAATGGCGTGAGCGTCTTTGAGCTTGATCTTTCCTGCCATGACTTGCTCGCCCAGCTTTGCGTCTACGCTGGCAACCTGCGTTGCCATATCGACATATCGACCATTGACCCCTGCTGCCTTGCCTGCTTCGTCGCGTGATTGCGATTTTCTCGGTTGAGGAATTTTTTCCTCAATCGAGGATTTATCGCCGTGCTTGGTTTTGTTTCCTTGTTTGAGTGCTGCTTCTTGCCTTTCCTTCGCCTGCACCTCGTAGTAAGGCCGTAGCCTCGCGGCAATCATCGCCTTCTGGTCTGTGCTGAACTTCTTCGCGTGCAGATTGCTTGCCGTGACATGAGCCAAGACATATTCCGGCTCGATATCCACAACCTCAAAAAGCGATTGCGTGATTGAAATAGCAAGAAGTCGATTGCGTCCATCGATAAGCAGGTTCGTTCCCCTCTCGCGCATCAACTCGCTGGCGACTCCGTTCTCCCGGATGTGCTCCACAAGCTCCCAGAACTCATCGTCTGGCTTCATGGGGAATACATCAGCCAGCGGATGTATCCCATTGAACTCTGGGAAGTCTTGAAGGATGTCTTGAATTTTTGGTATTATTTTCATGATAAAAGTAGTTGCTGATTTTTTTCACTAAGTTCTTTCTGCGTGTAGAATAGCTCTTCAAGCTTTGATCTGAATTGGCGTTCCTGTTTGCGTATTGAAAATGCGCTCACTCCGTTAGGCTGCCATAGCTGATTCCCCTTCCTTATGCTTGCGTCTAAAAAGTCATCAGACCATACGCGAGGCCACGCCGCTAGGTATGCCCATTGGGAATCATCGCGGTTGAGTGATAGCAGATGAATATCATGCCAAGGCTTCATGCTATCCAATGTCATATTCACAACATCCATCCAACCTCTTCGGTCATCAATTCCGAGTCGCTTGGCTCCTCCGACATTACAACCGAGCGTCATCAAAAATAGCGTTGTGTCGGTAAATGAATCGACCAATTCATCCGTCACCGGAAGCGTTGTTATGCTGTTCGGGTCAGCATATATGAACACGCCATCTCCAGGCTTTGCGCCGATTGTTTTGGTCGTGACTCCTCGGCTATCACCATTGACCAACGTCATATTGTCTTTTCCTCCGAAACGAAGTGTTAGCTTTTCAAATGTTAAATACTCTTTCTCGTAAAGGTATGCGCTTCTTGTGACCCTATGCGAATTGTGGAAAACTGAATTTATATGGTGGCAAGCGATTGCTGGAGACGAACTGAGCGGATCTCCGTTAGTTTCAACGCCATCACCAGCGCACATATCCAAGACCTTTATTGTGCCGTTGCAGGGTGATTTCCCTGTGCTTGCCGCGCCAATCATCTTTCCAAGCATTGACTTGTAGAGCCAATGTTTGTAAGGCGTGCGGCTTGATTTTCCGACTGCTATATGTTTTTTCATATTTTATTTATTGCGAAAAGAAATCCCGCAACAAGTCTCGGCGTGAGAAAGGCGAACAGCGAGCCTGCCGAGATTGTTGCGGGAAAAAGTTTGTTTCATTTGCTGTATTGGAAGGCTTCTCACAGCCGAGTTGAATTTAGTCTAAGATTTCAGCCTTGTCAAATAACGCTGAAGCGTCTCGTCGGCCTCCTCCTCGATCCACCGCGTGGCCTGCGTTACAACCTCAAGCCATTTGCCGTCTATCTTGATCTCCCAGTCCCATCGCTCGCAATCGTCTTGATGGTTCGGCCAGCATCGGAGCGGATATCCGCGCCATTGCATTTTGTTATTCATCTTGGCCTGAAAGGAATTGTCGCAGTCGTTGGTTGTCTTTTCGCAGTTCATCGTTTTCGTTATTTAAGTATTCGATCCGTTTGTTTAATAAATCTACGAGTAATTCAAGATCAGCCATCTGGTCTTTAACAAGTCTTGTGAGATTTAGTAGTCTTGTGATGCCGTCGAACATAGTCTTCGATTCTTTCTAAGTGGTTTTCTGCGAGTGCTCTCCCCTCCGGCGTATTATCGTATGTATGCTGGTAAACTGGCAGCGGGTCGCCCCTTTCGAGACGTAAGCCAATAGGACAGTCATTCATACAAATACACAGCCGGAGCGAGAGAGTTCCGTTCATTTCTTAAAACGGAATGTCGTCGGTTTCGTCAGCGGGTTGAGCAACGAAGCCGTTGCTTTTGGCGACGATGTGTTTGTCCGTCTTGGCCGATGGCTTGCGCCGGTTGCCAAGCCATTTCTGTTTTTCGTCTCCGAACAGCCAACGCTCAACGCAGTTGAACTGATGCTCTGGATTGGTTTGACCTGGCTCAACTCCGATGACGCAGACTCCCTTTTCGCCGATAAGGTCTTCGGCTTCGACGTTCACGTCTTCGCCTGGGATGACTGCACGCCCGATGCTGGAGAGAACTTGATCAACTTTCCACGCCGCTTTCGGAGTGAAGGTTAAATGCTCCCACATTGTCGGCCCTGTTGTTCCGCCTTCAAGTAGGACAGCGACGTCGAGCTTTATCGTCGGGTTGCCGGCTTGGCTTGTCTTCTCGACCGCTTTGATGATTTCGACTTCGTATGTTCCAGGCTCTACGAAGTAGATGGCTGCTTGTTTAGGTTCGCTTGCTTTGTATGTTGGCATATTTTTGTTTTCTATTTTATTTTTGTTTGTCTGAGTTGGAGCGAATGCGCTCCGGTTTTTACTGCTGTTGTGTCTGGCTCCACGCCGTTGTTGGCGCAGAGTTCCAGATAACTCTTTTCTGACATCTTACCGCCCATCGCTAGTATTAGTGTCTCCTTCGTTATACCTTCGGAGGCTTTAGCGATAGCTTCGCACTCCACGAACTTGCGTCCGCTCATGCTGGTGAGTTTCCATCCTGCCACCTCGTCTCCGTTTTCGAGTCTTGTTTTAAGGTGATCTAGCACCGGCTCGGCGATCTCCTTCTCGGCGAGCTTCCACTCCTTGGCAAACGCTCCCATGCTCTCGGCTGTTGCGAGTATTCGCTGGCGGATCGCATCGATGGAGTTGCCTGTCATGTCTGGAATAAGCGCGATGGCACTCTCAGCCTGTCTGACGATGGCGTGGCAGTTGTTGTAGTGCTTGCACCAAGAGCAGTACTCACAAGGCGTCGGCTTGGCGTCCGCACTTGTTGCGCGGTCGATTGTGCGCTTGGTGATCTGTTGCGCTTCCTCGTAGCTAAAATCATAGCTGCGAATCATCTTTTGATCGACATATACGACATGGGCAGTCCACGACGTGTCGAAGTTGTCCTCCATGCACGCCAATGCGTAGGCCGCGAGTTGCTCACGATAGTTCCGCACTTGCCCCGTTTTTATATCTGCGACCCACTTCTCCGCCTTGCAGACTGCGTCTGCCGTGCCGAGCTTGGATAGTCCAGGGACTGCCATTGCCAGGTATTCCTCGCGAGTTTCGACGAACGATCCTTTTGCAAGACGCGTCAGTTCATCGACTCCGTAACCGATAGCTCCGGCGTCTTCGCCAACTATTGCAACGTCATGCTGTGCCGAGATCAAGTTGCGTATTGCAACGTCGACCGCCGTGCCTCGCTCCGCTGCCGAGCTTGTTCCGTTTGCGCCCTCAAAGAGAGCGCATTCGGCGAGCTTGGGCAGGGAGGATGGTGAGATTTCTTTGCTCATTGGTTAGCCTTTCTCCATTCGATAGCCGTATTCACGAATTGATCGACGCGAAGCGCAACGCGGTGCAGGTATTCCGGTGCGCAGTCGCGCCACGTCTGCTCGCTCGTTAAGACACCGCGCCCGATAAGGAACTGGTTGACCGCGCCTTCGTGCTCTGCGAGCCGTGCTTGCCATCCGACCATTTCGTCAGCTTCGACGATATGGTTCGGCTGTTTATTTGCAACGGCTTCAAACAAATGCGCGACCGATGCCCATTCCAGCGGTAGTTCCTCTGCTAGTCCGCTTCGCGTCTTCGCATCGTAGGCTGCCGAGTGCGTTGTTAACAGGATGCGTTCCTTGCCGCCTATGCCTTTTCCTTTGCCGCTGTCCGTAGTTGAAACCTTGGTCTTGAATCGCAGGAACCAGAGTTCGTCCGCGAACTCTTTCAAGAGCGGAGAGCTTTGCTTGGATAACTTCAGTTCGTAGCGGTCGTAGGCCGCGAGTGCGTCCGGTGCTTCAAAGCGCACGATCTTGCTGTGCGCGATCAATACCACGTTCTTGCCGGCGTCGATGAGTTGGTCAATGGATGACAGCATCCGGCTCATGCGCTCTGCGACCATTACCCATCCTTTACCGAAGCCAAAATCCTCGATGCTGGTTTTTTTGCTGGTGGCGAGTAGGTCTTCTACGCACAGGCGTTCCGCCCAATCTGCCGAGTCGATGACTACGGTTTGATAATCGGTAGCCTTGGCTTCAGCCAATGCGTCCGTGAGTTGCTTCCAGCTGTTGATCTCGCAGCGGTCCACATCCAGGTGGCTTGTGCCTTGCTCGATGTCGAGAAATAGCGGCTTCGGGAACTTGGCCGCGAATGTGCTTTTGCCTACGCTCTCTACTCCGTATATTACTACGCGCTGGGCGCGTTGTTGTTTTCCTTTTGTTATTTTCATTTTCTATTTTCTTTTGTTGTTATTCGCCGCATAAACGGCCACAGCGAGTGCCGCCCACGAATGGGATTTTATGCCGTAGGTTGGCCCCGGCTGGGCTTTTGTTCCCTGCGGCCCGATGAGATCGAGCAATGCTTGGCGCACGTTGGCGTCTTTTGCTCGCATCGTTCCGCAGAGAAAAAGTTTAATGTCTTTCCTAAAGATTAGTTCTACGTCCACCCTAGCAACTTCGATGAAGCGTCCGATCCAGACGCACGTTTCGAATGTCGAAGCTCCGACAGCCATTCCGTAGCTGGCGATCATCTCGCAGGCGACTCGGTCATATTCGCGGCCGATAAGAATCTGGCGGATCTCGGCATTCGGTAAGTGCCCGTGGTCAACAATCCTTTGTTGGTCGTACTGCACGAACGCGCTGTGCGTCGTTCCGGGGTCGAGTGAGAGTATCATTTTTTAGTGCTCTTGTTTTTATCTTGTCGGCTGGCAGAGCGAGAACGTCGCAGATGCCCTGGAATGCTTTTGATTTGATGAAATGAATTGCCGATTCTCTATCGAGTTCTTGATGCTCGTTGAGTTGCCGGCTCAAAAAGACCTTCTCGCTTTGCAGGTCGGCAACGGCCTGCTGAATCATCCCGCACAGAAGGCTGCGGGTGAATTGGCATTCCGCGTCATGTAGCTCCTCAGCGGTCATCATTTCCGCTCCCTGCGGATCTGGCGGTTCATCCACCAGCGGCGGGTCTGTTCCATCTCGCAGGTGGCTTTGATGCTGCCGATCAAATAACCGGCAATGAATGCACAGATTGTGCAGGTGGCGAAGAGTGCCAAGAATGTTAGTGGTTCCATGTATAAAAATTATTTAA